ATTCAGAAATAATGTAGGCACATCAGGGATTGTTCTTAGACACTCCCAATCTCCAACATCTACCCCTTTATTTTCAGTCGCTATCCTTTTAAAGTCCTTTTCCAAAGAAATATTTGAGTAGGTTTTTTTTGGGAAGGGTAATTTATTAGCTTCAATGAGTTCAGAAATATGGGCTATGATCTCTTTTTTGTCAAAATTGCTTTTTATTTCTCCCCACAAATGAGGGGGTATATCAATCTTTTGGTCTTTGATAAGTGTGTATTCCGAAAGAGGGAGTGAGATCTTTGTTTGAGGTTCTAAATCAAATAACATCATTTAAACTCCAAAGAAATTATCTTGTTCCCATTTTGGTTCAGGAGCTTCTCCCTTACTCCAAACCCATATAGGCTCACAAAACATAAGACTTGAGTCTCCCATGTTTTTTCCCGGCCTCGCTCCCATTTCATATCCGATTACACCCTCATATGTAGCCCCTAGAGATTCCATATATTTTAACATAGGTAAGCATATTTCTTCTCTTTGTCCTTGTGTATATGCGTCTGCAATGTTGACACATATCCTCCCCCCTTCAGATAAATGATTCCAACATTTTGTGAGAGTAGGAAATAGAAACCCCCCTAACCATTTGTCCATTTTAGGGTATCGTTTCCAACTTTGAGTCTCTTCTTTAGAATATCGTTCAAGGGTGAAATATGGAGGAGAAGTGAAAACGAAATCAAACTCCCTATCTCCTAAATCTGCATCTTCAGCGGGAGAACAAATAAACTCAGTTTTCTTTCCTGTATTACAAAACTCAGAAATAGCTTTATATTTCTCATGGAGTTTTGAGTTTGGATCTATGCCCACATAACTCTCTGCATTTGAAGCATGAAATCCTACAAGTCTATCTCCCCATCCTGCGGAGAAATCGAGAACATTCTTAGCTTGAAAGAAATCATAGATTACTTTAGCGGATTGGGGTTTGAATTGAGAAGCTACATAAGATCTCATAGCTAAAGCACTTTTCAACGCTCGTGCAGTTACATCTTTGTTAAACATCTCAGGGTTCAGCAAATAATTAATAAAAGACTTCTTACTGCTTTTCCATGCTGTTTGTGGGGAGAGAAATCTTTCATGTCCTACTTCCATTCTTACTTCTTGTGTAAAAAAATCAGAAATAGAAGACCCTACCCTTAAAGCTTGGGGAAGAAATAAAGAGCCATCTTTATATGTTGTTTTAATTTCTTCAGAGATACGTTTACAAGTCCAATCTTCTTCTTTTAAATATGCTTCTTTGTATTTTAGAGAAATAAACTCATTTCTTATTTCTTGGGTATTATATTGTTTATATGGGAAAGAGATTAAACCCTGATTGATAAGGTCTTTCATCCTTTCATGTATTTCTTGCTTGGGATAAGAAGAAATAATCTTAGACCAAAGACCTCTTGGGATAAACAATTCTCCATGTATATCAAAGATATCTTTTTCATCTAATAAGGGGGGTTTATGTGTCTCTAAATCAAATAACATTATAGATCCAATATATCTGAGAGGGGGTCTTGTTTCTCTTGTTTATTCTTCCCTTTATAAACAGAAACATTATTTCCAAGTTGCATATTAAGAATCCGCCCACTGGGCCAAACAGGTTGAGCCTCAAATTGTTCAAACCCTCCCCCTTCTCTCATTTTGAGGCACTGATATGATATTGCACCTTTATCTCTCATTTCATCCCCATACCAAGTAGAGATAACTACATCAGAAGACCTCTCCGCTTCATTAGCGTAGCTTAGGTGAGTAAGATTGTATTTCCCCCCATTCTTTTCAGCGGCCTTAAACCCCTCACGAGAGATCTGAAATAGGCATAATATGGGTATTCCTTCCCCTCTATTAAATCTTTGAGAGAGCTTTTTCAGATCTCTAATCACTTCATTGAGTCGATCCGTAGTATTTGGAACCCATCTTCGAGAAGAGACAAGTAAGGCATGGTCTACTACTAAGATTTTCGCTTTCTTCCTTTGGTGTAGGACTTCAGCTTTTGTTTTAATATCCTCAACAGTGATGTCCATTTCATCGGGGTCGTTTATTTCAAAATGTAGAGAGCCATATTTCCCGCTCTCTACTCCATCTTTTAAATCTCTCACAACATCTTTTAAGAGATCAATTTCATCTTCTGTGAGTTGACCATTCTTAATCTTGGAGGGATCAAGACCTATATCGGGGGTTTGATTCTTTTGTATCCCTAATGCGAGTCTTTTAGCTCTAAATTTTTTATGCATTGAATGGAAGGCGTATACGGTTTCTCTACATTGTTCATAGTGCATTTCTAATTGGAAATAAATACAGCTTAATCCTTGATATATCGCTTGATTATACACCCAATTTATCGTTGATTTGGACTTCATATGCCCTGTAAACCCTGCAACGAGATAGAGTTCCTTTTTTCTGAATCCTCCGATATTATCATCGATTGTTTTTAAGCCTGTTTTTGGTAGGACTCCGATGTCTGTATTGACTGTTTTTTCATAGTGATCCCAAAAAGCCTCTTCATCATTAAGAACATCTCCACCTAGTTTCACACCAAAAGTGGGTGTGAGTAATTCAGATATTTCTCTTGAGAGATATTTCCCTGCATCTCTCACACCTTTTAGGGTGAATTTCTTCCTCCCCTCCTTTATTTCTAATCCTTGTCGAGCAATAGTTTTGGCTTGAGCAATTGCATCAGATAAAGACATATGTCTTGCATCTTCTACATTTCTTTCTATTTCTAAAACGAAGTCACCCCGATAAATAACATTGAGAGAAGAGATCTGTCTAATTCGATCCGCCTCATCAAAGTCATTGTTGGTGTCGAAATATTTAATAGCCACATCTTGTTCAGGCAGGTGACCATGACTAGATGCGAAAGTCTTAATAAAATCAAAGATTTTGATGTCAGTGGGAATATCGAATTTAAAGATACTTTCACGAAGGGAGATATAATTTTGATACATTAAATCTGTTTTATCCCCCACTCTTGTGTCGGGGAGGATACTTCTTAATATCTTCATAAATTAAAGCCTTTATTTACTTTATTTGTGGGTGGTGCTTTTGTAGCTGAATCTACTAATATGACTTTATCCCAACCTTCTATTGAATCTTCTACTGCTCTTGACCAAGAAATATGACCTTCTTGGAGAGGTCTATTTGGTTCTTCTACGATCCATGTGGGTTTTGAGAGGTGTTCTCTCAACTCTATGGATTCTAGTAAGACTTCGGGCATTGCACTATTTCTAGCCATTTTCACACCTAAGCGAATAATGAGTAGGCTAGGAGACTCAGCAAGATCTTCAAGGCTTTGAACATATATGTCTCTTTGAAAATCAGGGTCAATGATATCTGATTGGGCAATTTGTATATTACTCAACCATGCACTCATAAGAGTTGCATCTGTGACGACCTTCACAAATTTTTCGGGTCTTTTCTCATGAGCTAATGCACTTCTTAGGTGTAATTTGAGGTTTGGTTTTGAGCCTACAATGAGAAGGTTATTTCTTGTCAGATTTTTCAACAGTCCTTTTCTTTTTATGGGTATTTTTGAAAGTCCTGTCCAAGCTTTTTCGGCTTGGATATTTATTGCTTTTTTCAGAGTACAGATACAAGGGATGGCTTCGGGCATCCCCATATACCCCTCGTCTTTTTGTATATATCCTGCACCATGACATCGGTTACATTTAGACATTGCGAGCATCCTCCAATAAGCCTTCAAATAATTCGGCAACTTCACTTGTACCTACCTTTAAGACTATATCGGATTCTTCCTCGTTTTTAAGCCTTTTTCCTAAAACAGATTCAATAAGAGCCATTTTGTTTTTTAGAGTTTTCATCACTCTATCATCTATCGTTTTTGGGGCTACGATATGGTAGCTGAACACTTTATCATGGATTGATCCAATGCGAATCATTCTACCAATGATTTGTAGATAATCTCCTGCACTCCAAGGAGTGTCGTAGAAAATCACAGCTTTAGCGAGTTGTAAGTTCACCCCTTCTGCGGCCGCCATTGTGATTAGACACACTTTGACTTCAGATTTTTCATCTTGGAAAGATTTCTGACTCGCCATACGTTGATTACCATTCTCTGCACCTGTGATACGACAAGTCTTTATATTCTTAGCTTCAAGTTCAGCTTCAAGAAGATCAACCATTTGACGAAATCGAGAAAAGACAATGACCTTCTCCCCTTCTAGATCTGTTTGTAAAGTCTCAATCAAAGCATCTAATTTACCGCTATCCCCATCAAAGTCGAGTAGTGCAGGGTGATTAACGATTTGTTGACAAACAGTAACCGCAGTGAGTTTTGTCACTTCTCTTTCAATTATTTCTCCTGTTTCAGAGTCTGTGGATTCTAATAACCCCTCAATGGCTTCCTTATACTTTGATTTTTGTATTTTGGAGAGATCGCACTTCACGATTTTTGTAGTTAGAGGGGGCAACTCGGTTGCCACTTCATGTTTTGGTCTTCCCAAGAAATAAGGGTCAATGATATTTCTAAAATCTTCAATATCAGATTTTCTATGACCTACAACGATAGGGATTCTCCGCCTTCCTCCGGGAAGGATTTGATCTCTTGTGATGCAGAAATGACGCATAAACGCAGATTTTGTAGTGAAGAGATGAGGTACAGTGACCTTATATATAGCCCATGCTTCCATGAGCCTATTCTTAATGATCGTGGCAGAGAGAGACCATACACGCTCTGCTGACCCTGCTAAATGTTTACACACTTGATGGACTTGGGATTTGTCATTTTTAAACGCTGTCGCTTCATCAAAGACCATGACATGTTTAGAAATAGTTTGAAGGAAATCGAAATCCATACAAGCTGTTCTATATCCCATTACAAGAGCTTTAGGGCCATCAGAATAAGCTTTAAACTCTGCGTGGATCTTGATCCTCTTCTTTTTCGTTCCTAAGCATTTAAAGACCTCAACCCCTGAAGTGAATTTCTCAAATTCGGATTCCCACTGTCCTACTGCACTTTTTGTAGTAAGAATAATTGCAGGGATATCAGGTCTTTTTTCCCAAAGATAGGCTAGAGTTGCGATTACTTGTAGGGTTTTCCCTAAACCTGTGTCATCTCCTAGAACAAACCGAGGCATTGCGAGGAGGTGTAAGACACCTTGCACTTGATAGTTTCTCAGAATTAGGGGGATACCTTCTCCAATGTCTTTCTTTAAGATCTTGGAGGGAGGGGCTTTTAAGTCCTCTTTTACTCTTATTTTCCTTAGCTTCTCAATCGTAGCAATTAGTTTGTCTTCATCCATTATATCTCGCCCTCCTTTTAGGTATGGGCTTTATATATAATATTATGGGATGCTTTCTAAAAATATCTTTAACAATTTCCGATACGCCATACCATGTTTCAGATGAAGGTATTTATGCTTTAATAAGTTAAAGGCTACTTCTTTCACTTCTTTTTTTCCTCCACCTCTAACTATTATTTTAGCCATAACCGTAGAAACCCAAAATTTATACACCCAAATAGAGGCTTGTAAATGCAGGTAGTTTATTTCTGCTTTTTGTTGTGGGGTTAAAGTAAGACCTAATTCACTTCTATGGTGTTGGGGTTTCTTTTTGCTATTCTGACGATAGACTCTCCCTAAAATTTTAAACTCTAACCCCACTTTCATTAGACGGGGAGACATCCCATAATTATTCTCCCATCTTCGTATAGCGATCATTTTTACTAGAGGGTCTTTTGTAGAAGAAAGAACTGAAAGAATTTCAGAAATAGCCAGCCTACAAGATTTCTCTAGTATTTTAATTATTTGTCTGTCCTTGTTCATAGTTTTCTTATCCTTATCTCTATTATCTGAAAACTATGTAGTATATAACTATTATTAATCTATGGGAGTCAATCGATGAAAAAACTTAAACCTGTATTTTTTGAGAACTCAAGAGTGCCTGTCTTATTGAGCAAAGTGGCTCCTATAGAAATAGGAGCGATCACTCTTTTTTGTTTTGTTTTTTCAAGGGGAGTTATTTCAGAAAAAACAAAACGACATGAAACCATCCATTTTCAACAATACCTAGAGACTTTTGTTGTGGGGTTTCTTTTGATTTATTTGTTTGATTTCTTGTGTGCCGCTTTGATAAAGAAAAAAGGGTTCTCTCGTGACTCTTACTTAGCGATCCGCTTTGAACAAGAAGCGTGGGATAAGGATGAAGATTTCTTATATCTAGAAAATAGAACTAGATATGCATGGCTTAATTACCCATTAGGGGGTAGGTAAATAGGGGTTAGGAGAGGAGATGATGAGAGAGAGCATAAGAAATCTATCTTTTGGGTGAAGATTATAATCAAAAACTTCAGAAAAAGCCACCCACGCCCAATCTTTGCTCTCTTCGTTTATTATTGGTATAAACTCTTCTTCTAATATCCCATGAAACAGTATATATTTTTCATTACTCTTATGGTTTATTATTTCCATGTTATTAGGAACATTTAATATTTCTTCCTTTAGCTCTCTAAAAGCAGTTTGATAAGGCTTCTCTTCTTTCTCCGCTGATCCTCCCGGACAGTTCCAGCTATTAGGGTAATCTTTATCTTTATTTCTTTGGAGAATTAAAACCATATCTTTACAGGTTAG